CTTAAGCATAACGCCTCCCTGGGTTGATGTCGTGCAACCTCCTACACGTGCGGGTATGCGTCAATAAAATGACGCAAGATCTGCCAATCAGTGTCAGATGGATTAAGTCCGACAGCTGACTTCGATCGCACCACGGTTTCCCCCGATGGGGTTCCCCGTGCATAGGCCTTTGGGCCTGGCGAGATACGAACGTCTCCCTGCTGGCTTGATCTAGCGCACTGGTCCAACGCGAAGGATGGACTCATGGGCACCCAGATCGAAACAGGAACGACTCTCTCTGTTCGAAAGAATGGGGAGGACGACTGGCGCTGGTCGGTAAACCACAAGTATAGGGCTTCCCAACCCTGCATAGGCTTCGGGTCTGGCATCCGGTTCGCCGGTGCCTGACCTTCAAGCCTCTGAAGTGCACGGTTGTACCTTACTTTGCCAAGAACGGGCCACTTAAGGCCTGGTTCGGCAAGGTGCGGCCCATACCCAAGGGATACGGGCACGCGTACAAGATCTGCGAGCACTTGAGCAGTTGCGACAAAACCACTTGCGAATAGACGATTGGCGTGCAGCACCATAGGTGCTGCCGCGACCCGTGACGAAGACAGCTCTCTAGGGCGTACGATGGAGACATCGCACCCCGCGAAAGCGTCCAAGCCACAGGCCTCCTTAAAGAGGACATCGCCTATGCAAGACTTAGACACATTAACTGGAATATCCAGACCCTTAAGCAATGCGAGGACATACTTTACCGAAGCATGTGCAGCGACAATATCATCGCCAAACACGCCCCAGTCCTGGAGTTCAAAGAACCCAGCGACGCTGGAGCAAAGGCCAGCAAGTCGATATCCTGCATATAATACACTAGCGAAAACCAGCATTTCAACCGGAAAACACAGTGCAGAGCCCATAGGTGCAAACGTCGTAATTTCGACGTCATTGCCGTCTGGGAAATGCATTAAAGGTGATCTAAGGGCATGGAAAGCCTGTATCCAGTCGAAGGGAAACACAGCTTTTACGTGTTCCCACCTGACGTTGTCGCTGGCATCCGACATATCCAGGGTGTCACCCTGGTAGTCGTGTCGCGACGCGGCTAAGGCGAGCATCTGATTTCGCGTCTGATCGTTCGGGTTAATCTGCCCGTAGCGACTCATACGCTTATACAAGATGTCCTTCAATCCCTCCTGGAGAAATTGGCTTGACGCCGGTTCCTCCGAGATAATCCGAACTTTTGTTGCGTCCTTTGGCACCGTCACAACTTTTGTGGCGACGGCCTCTGGAAGCTCAAGGTCCGGACGGGGTTGATGAGGCAGAGAGAAGAGACGGACGAAGTCTGGAGTCCACAAGCGCCAAAGGTCATTGCCCTCAGGGTCGGTGCGATGCACCTCCTGATAAAAGGCTTGATGATCGATGTAGCGCTGTATAGACTTCTTGACTCTACGGAACACATGTTTGCTCCGCATGGGTCCGTCTCCAACCGCACCGGGCCCATGGTGTATGGGCCAGGTGTCGATCGGCGGAACGCACTCACCTATGACAGCTGAAATGAACTCCCTCATAAAGAATAGAGGGCGTCCATTGACGCACATCACAGGTTTGCGCGCAACGCGGATCGCTGCCTGCTTCAGTTGTTCAGACTTAACATCTTCGGGAACCAATGCATGCAGCCGGGAAACAAATCCCAAAGCCTGCCGAAAGGCGTGTACTGCGTCGGCGTTTAGGCCGAGGGGCAACTCAATGTCCCCATAGCGCAGCACAGGGCTAGCCTGCGTGCAAAGTTCTTTGCCAAACTCCTTGTAGAGTTTGGTAGCTTCTGTAGGGTGCCCTACCACCAAACGGTAGAGGGCATCATACGCCCGTCTGTTAAAGGCGGTGAAGCCGATGTTGCCGAGTTTTGTCTTCAGGTCCTTAAGCAAAGACCTCTGGATTTTCTCAATACATACCATATAATATTCCTTGCGTAATTCAACGCAAATATAGGTGGGTAAAGAACCTCTTACCGTTCGGTTAAGAGGAGATGACTGTCGTCTTGTTTGCAATATCCACGGCCTGATAGTACGCATCCATGGCCGCCTTTGCGGCGGCTTGGGCGTTCTTGTAGGCCATGCGGAGCTCTACTTCCTGGAGTCGGTTCGAAAACCTTCTCTGGTCGTAGGCGTAGCGTGCTTCGATGAATCTCATCTGAGCATTTCGCCACTCTTGCATCGCTGTTTTAAGGCGATTGGACGAGGCAACAATCATCGTGTTCCTGACGAGGGTAGTAACCGCCATAGCTACGCTCCCGCGAGAACAACACCATTGAACAGTCCTTTCTTAAGGGCCGTTCGTAGGGTTGTCTCACTGGAGAGAGCAATCTGGAGGGCTACCGCCGCAGCGAACTCACCCCACTGTGCGTCATACGTACTGGATTGCACGTAATCGGTCTTCGTACCGGCAACGTCCTCCATAGCGGAAAGTCCGTTCTCAACGGAGAAGCCCAAGCTACAAGTCAGAGTTTGGATCTGATTATTCTGATCCTTAAACTGAACTCGTACTAGGACTTGGGGCTTATTAGCCCCCTTCTGGCCCAAAGGCCTATGCTTGGTGTTGACAAAGGCTTCAACGCCTGAGGCAAGCGAAATGCCAGATGTGTACTCAGCGCGCATTGCGCTGTTTACCTCATCGACATCGAACTTAAACCTCTGCGTTCCGAAGTCGTCGCCACCAACCATTGCTGTGACAGTGTTCGTTGCTTCAAATACGGGCAGGGTAGAAATATTAATACCCATGGTATGAGAAGTTGCCATAATTGATCTCCTTTGCAGCCCAACGGGCTGCTCGGGGCTGCTTCAAGCCCCAGTTGTGAACCGAACTGGTTACCCAGTCGGGGCGGGAGAAATATCCCAGCTCTGCAAAGCACTCGCATCACAGAACTCTTTGGAGCACAAGTGCACCAGAAATAAGAGACCTAGCCATACGCCAACCAGTATTCCCGGTTGGGAGTATATTTATGACTGGCCATCCTTTGTCACGTCGATACCTTGTAACGGTGGTTCCTTCAGTTCCACCTTCACAGGTAGCCTTACAGTCGAGCATGTCGCCAACATTCCAGCTGGCGGGCAGCTCTACTGTAAGTGGTTCGACGATAAGGCCTTTAGTAGACGATGTCCACACTTCGGACCACATCCTATCGATTTCGAAGGATGCAGTACGGGCGGACACCTTACCAAAGAGCCGATTATCAACGCGCTTGATGGCCTCCCCAATGGGGAGGAACCAATCAGCGACAAAGGAAAACGGTATGGCATCCCAAACCGTCTCTAGGGGCGCGTTAAGCCCCAGTATGCCCGACAGAGTTGCTGATAACTGCTGTAATTCAGGCTTAGGTTTCAGGCGAACATAGGCACCGAGGCGACCCTTCGCTCTTCTGAACTCCCCAAATTTACAGGGGATCTTCATATAGAGGTTAGGTGTGCCATTGGTGATTTCTATGAACCCCTCATTGTAGGCGGTTTCGTCTGAAGATGCGGCCACATCGGCTGTAAACCGATGGAACTTACCATCAGAGACTCGCTTATACCAATCGGACTGAATCTTGACTTGCCAGTACTTCGTTATCCAGTTGGATACGTCGTCGGCAAGCGGCTTTAGTCCGAAGGTTGCAGCGAGATAACTCGAAGATAAGTCCTTGAGGCCCCATTGCAGCGAATCCAGACTCACACGGTCTCCGTTACTAGAGTATGTCTTGTAGAAGGTCGAACCAGTGCGAGGTCGGTGTACCCGGATTTTATATTTCCGGCACGGACCCTTTCTGCACCAGTTGACCAACTCCTTGACACTCTTTGCGAATTGCGGGACCAGCCTCTTCAGCTGGGCGAATTCGATAACGTTCAGCGGAATAGAGATATCGTTAGGCATACGCCCATCAATATCAGTGTACAATGCATCTTTGGCAGCGCCCCAATCCAGTTCAGGGTCGGGCGGAACCTCGTAGGCAGTGGAATATCGACGATATACATACGTCGATGTATAAGGGTGAAACGTAGGAGGCGCATCAAGCGTCCCCGTCGCCACCCCATTGCCATAGTATCGACCATCCGGTTCTTTGGCTTCGAAAACAAGCTTTACGTAACCTCCAGATGATGTCTTCTCAGACACGCATTCATGGAAGTCTCGTTTACCTTGTCCGCTCCATTTTATGGTAGAAGACTTTTGCGCTGAAGTTGCGCTACTCGTCCTATCCCATATAATAGAAGCAGGTCGGAAGGAGACGGGGCGTGACGCCTCGGACTCTTGCCGAACGAGCCAGCCAGTAATCGGGTCGATAGAATGCATGGTTCCTCCGTTGTGTGTCCGGGATGGGCCGGGATGGCC